CAAAAGCAGACGATGTATCCGAGTGACAATATCCCTGAAATTGGATTTCAACCTTTCCACTGGCTGGGGCAGTAAACGTAACGACCCAACGGTTGGTCGGCACCACCATGCTGGTTGTTATGTCGTAGTCTGCGTTGCCACTTGCGCCGCTGTTGTTTAAGATTGAAATTCCAAGGATTAAGCCGCCCATTTCATAAATATCGAGGGGGTTCTTGGGGGCGCTTGTGCCAATGCCAATGACGTCATTGCCAGCATCGACAAATAACATATGATCGTTATTGTCGGATTCTACTCTAAAGTCGTTAGTAGCATGCCCATCTTCATTTAAGATGACTCCGCTATTGTTTACTGTTATAGCTTCTCCGTTTGTACTATGAATCTTGGTCTTGAAGGCTGTCTCCCCGTGATTTACATGAAAAACCTCATTACCTGCGTTTAGATAAAGAGCCAGAGTCTGATCGGGAGACCTTACTATAAAATCTACGTCTTCGCGGCCGTCGTTGCAGACAATTTGGCTTTGGGAAGCAGAAGTAAAACTGATACAATTTACATTACCAGCTTTGATGGTGACATCATCATCTTGGAATCTAATAAATGTATTGTCATCACCTTTATGATAAATATATTCATTAAGCCCAATATCGCCAGCAACATCTAGTTCATAAGAGGGATTACCTACTCCATTGATTCCCAGCCTGTTGTTGGATGCATCAAATTTCATTCCGGGGTTTCCTGCATTGGAGCCGTTGCCCTTAACAACAAAGTCAATATTGTTGCTCCCGTCGTTAATGGTAATCTCGTGAGGAGCAGAGCCTTTTTCCTCCATAGTAATCATCGCTTTGCCACCCGCCTTAAGGATTATTTTATCATCAGCAAAATTGATGAGCGTGTTGGCATCTCCATTGTGATAGATATATTGATCAACTCCAATGTCACCTGCCACATCGAGCGTATAATCCGGAGAATCGGTTGCAATGCCAATCCGGTTGTTGCCCGAGTCCACAAAAAGCATGTGGGTTTGACCGTCCGATTCAATACGGAAGTCTACATCCTGACTTTCTTCGTTAAAAGTGGCGGAACCTGATACTGCCAGCGATCCCGAGATCTGTGCTCCGTCTCCATATCTTGATCCTGCCATTAATTTTCCTCCATTGCTTATTTATATATAGTAACACTTTGTGTTTGATTTGTGAAGTCTTTTTTAGCCACACTTTGCATAACCGCAATTTTTGCAAGTCACGCACCCCTCAACATAAACAAGGCCATCGGTCTCGCATTGAGAACATGTATTATCAGTTGCCAGTGTACCATCCTCAATATAATTCTTAAGAATTCTTGAAATACACCTAGAAAAGCTGAACATATCGCTGTCTTTGTCTTTTTGTAATTGTTCAACCATATATTGAATCTTTGCGCCATGGCGGAGCCCCAATGATATGATTCTTGTGAAGGCCGAGTTCTCTGGATTATCAAAAACCTTTACAATATCTCGAACAACCATTGAATCGCCGTTATTTCCAACTTTTAAATCATAACGATTATTTTTAGTTTTGAACCTCGCTTTTGTAAGTTCGCCCTCAGTAAAACTCTTTGGAATCTCAATTAGATTAGATAACCCTCCCATAACCTCGTATGGTCGACCATTCATGAGGCCGACTAGGATAGTCCACTTTTCCCCTTTAATGGTTGTGTGGTGAATATCACAATCCAAGATTTCAGGCCTCACTGGAGGCTTTGTTTGCGGGAACTCTTTTGTATTTTCTTCATTAGTCACCAAAACTCCGGATCTAGACCCATCAACATACACGGTGATACCTTTAAGACCAAGTTTCCATCCCAATAGATATAGTTCTGCAACAGTAGATGGATCCGTATTTTTTGGAAGATTGATTGTGGAACTAATAGAATGATCCACTGATCGTTGGATTATTGATTGAATCATCACTCTTCTCTTCCAATCGATCTCATCGCTTGTTACGAAAAAATCTGGGATCTTGCCTGATGAGTTTCTGGTGATCTTCCGCCACTCCTCTACGTTGTGATGAAACACTTCATACTCAAGCCACTTGTCACCCAGTGTATCAACAAAATCCGGTTGGATATGAGATTCATTATGAGATAATTTTCGTCGACGTTTATAACTATTTCTGAAGACTGGCTCAAGGCCTGAACTCGTTTGAGACATTATCGACACTGATCCGGTTGGAGCATTTGTCAAAATAGAAATATTGCGTCTTCCAAATCTCGAAATTTTGTCCCGCAAAATTTTTGGCAGTCTCGAAATATAAGAGTTGCCCTTTTCTGTGTCCCAGTCGAACACAGGAAACGCTCCTCGCTCTTGGGCGAGGTTAACGCTCTCTGAATAAGCCGTGTCTCTTAATGTCGTGTAGATTTTGTCAATGATCTCTTCGGCCTCTTGACTATCGTACTTAACGTTTAGATTGGCCATAGCGTCTGCTAGGCCGTGGGTACCCAAACCGGTGCGTCTTCCACTAATACATGCATCCAGAAGTTTCTTCCACATGGCCTTCTCCTCGCCAGTATCACATGCGGCGATGATATTATATAGCTTTTCAATTTCAAGTTCAACTAGATCATCTGATAGCCTCATGGCTAAACTAACCACTTCTTTAAAATGGTCAAAATCAAAATTAGCGTTCTTTGTAAACCTTTCTTTTACAAAGTTCTTCAAGTTTATTGACACTAATCTGCAAGAGTCGTAAGCCGATAGCGGGATCTCTCCACATGGATTAGTTGTCAGAGTTTTAAAGCCCTTATCTTTATAACAGTGCGCAGGCAAATTATTAATAATGTTGTCCCACATCATAAGTCCTGGTTCGGCTGTCTTGGTAGCGGACTCTACAATAAGATCCCACAACTCGCGGGCACGGACCTTCTTCTTGAAAGTTGGCTCGTCCGAATCGACGGGAAAACGTAATTCAAAATCTTCGTTTGCTTCTACTGCGTTCATGAAATTATCCGTTATTTTAACAGATACATTAGCTCCAGTAACCTTTGTTAAGTCGTGCTTCATCGTGATGAATTGTTCAATGTCTGGATGTTGCACGTCCATGGTGATCATAAGTGCGCCGCGGCGGCCATTTTGACCAATCATCCTACATACATAAGAATAGAAGTCTGCAAAAGACCAGGCGCCAGTAGTGGTACCTGCTGAGTTGTTAACAAATGCCCCGTCCGGGCGGAGTTCTGAAATGTCTAGGCCAACTCCACATCGTCGCTTAAATAAGTTAGCCAATTCTTTGCCTGATTCCAAGATAGAAGAAATGTTATCTTTTGGGGAATCAACAACAACACAATTAGACAAAGATACATTAACGTAGTCGTTCCCAATACCCATCATTGGAGAGCCTTGAGGGACAATATACTTAAAGTCTTTTAGGTTTTCATAAATTTGTTCGTATGTTCCAGCATTCCCACCAAATTTATTTTCCATTCTAGCGAATTCTTTTGCGATCCTTTTGTGCATGTCGTCAGGTGTCTCTTCGGTAAAGTTTCCTGATTTATCTTTCAATGCATATTTGGTCATCCACACATTTGTCGCCAGATCGTCTCCATTGAAATACTCTGTTGTCCTTTGTCTAACTACGTCCTCTGTTGTCATCTATTTTCTCCATTTTTAAATTTGTTATATTTTTGTTTAAGAAGCTTTTGCTGCTCCTGAGCAGTAACCGTTGCTATTGATTCTATTGTTTCTTCTGATTGCTTTAATACCTTTATATTTACGTTTGAGGTATCTATGTTCGCTGGAAAAATTATTCCGTCTGGTCCGTTTCTATTTTTTGCCACAAAAATCCTACCTGTATTTGCACTCTTGTCTTGAATAGTTCTGGATACTGAAAAAATGAAATCTGCAACAAAACATTTGTTGAAAGCTTCAGATATAGACTCCATTGTGATCACCTCTGCATTAAGCCCAGAACGATTCGTTTGTGAAGCTGTCCAGACCGAGGATTCAAATTGTTGTCCCAGGCCTCTTAGCTCCTCATAAATAGATTCCAACTCCATTCTTTTCTCTTTCCGATCTACTTTTGGCTTAAGCAAATCCGCATAATCAACTATGATCATATCCGGCTCAATTCCCCGTTTATTCAATCTAGACAAGTGGTTAAATATGGTCTTTGTACTTGCGGATTTAGTTGGATATTCCTTAATAATTAATTTACCTTCCAGTTCAGAGACTTTCTCATAAATATTTTCTTTGAAGACTCCTAGTTCTCCTAAATTTACTCCAGTCAAGCAACTGTCATATCTGTTTCCGATAATTGTGTCTTGAAGCTCTAGGGTGTAGTGTATTACTGTTTTGCCGGCCTTAAGAGCCTGGGTGCCAAGGTGTACTAAAACCATAGACTTCCCCGCTCCCGTAGGAGCTATCACGACCCCAAGCTCACCCTTGCCTAAGCCTCCTTTGCACAGATTATCGATATTCTCCCAGCCCGTTGTAATAGGATTGCGAGCTTTTACCAAGAACCTTTCTTCGAAATCCCTCAAATAGTCATATCCAAAATCGTTATCGTCGCCAAGTTTAATGGCTTCATTGATAACAGTTGATATTTCATCATATGATGCTCCCTCAAGCAACTTAACGCTTTTTAAGATCGCCTCTTTAAGTTTTTGTTTCTTACAGAAATCGATTGCTGTACGTTTAATATAATCAGAGCCCTCGACTGCTAAATCTGAACGATAGATCCTAGCTAAAAAGTCTCTAGACTGTACCTTGGTCGCCTCATCAACGTTGTCAAGTTCAGTGCGAAACATTGTTGCCATCATTTTATATGAAGGATGGACTTTGTATTCATCTCTGTAATCTAGAACTTTCTTCACAAAAACGCGCAGGAACTTCAGTTCCAAAAACTCTACGTCCAGCACTTCTTCGATCTGGTCACAAAAAACGCGATCATCCAGGATCAATTGACATAAATCCTCTTGAAACGATCTACCAAATTTTGAAAAATTAACCTTCTCTTCTTTTGTCATACAACTCTCTCTTCTTTATAACCTACACTATAACACATTTCACAAGGAAATGTCAACAGTTTTTAAAAATAATATGTTGGCATGTTTGATAAAGTGTACTCCAATCATAAGCACCTAGTCCATCCTCGTTCCCCAACTTTAAAAATTCAGTTTTATTAAAGCTGCAGTCCAAGTTATTAATAGAGTTGTCTATGACTGCCTTAGACTGCGGAGAGATATTTGGATAATACAATTGCATTATTCGATAATTATCTCTGATTAAATTTTGCTCGCCAAGAATACTCTCGTGAATCTTGAGTTTCTTTTCTGTGTTTTCGCATGCCTCTAATAGATCGACTAGCTCATATCCGTTGTCTTCAGACAGAAAAGAAAACCTCTTTGCGATGCTTTTCAGGCCGGCGCCTCCGATTCCAGGCAAGTTGTCGCTTTTGTCTCCAGCGATTGCTCGTGCCAAAGCAAAGTTTGCCGGGTGGATCCCGAATTTCTCCACTACTGTCGGAACATTCAGAACTTCCTTTTGAATTGGACGGTAAAGAACTGTCTCACCATCACATAGCTGAATAAAGTCTTTGTCGCTACTGACAATCACTTTTTGTTTGCCGGCCAGACTCTTCATTTTAGTTACGTAGGCGATGACGTCATCGGCCTCAATCTCTGGCAACATTATCTGGGAAATAGGCAGTTGATTTAGGTACTCGATAAGCCTGGTTTGTTGCCAAACTTTGTTCTCCAGTTCTTGGTTCTCCGTTAAAAGGCCTTGAATGCCTCTATTAAGGCGTAAAGGCTTTCTGCCCTCTTTGTACCCCTTGTTCATCGCCTTCTTCTTCCTGGAGCCTCCTGGGCCGTCCCAGGCTATGATGACAGAATCAGGACTAGTTTCTCTGATTAGTTTCTGCATTATTTTGAGGAATCCTTTCATTCCTCCAATAGGTTGTCCGTTATTTGATAAACTTGGATCTACGATGTACGCTCTGAAATACATATTCAGTGCATCGATGATTAGTACTCTGTCTTTTTTATTACTCATGAGATATACTATAGCAAATAAAATCAGTTTTGTCAAGCATTAAATCTGACTGGTTAGTTTTCTGCTGGTGCGTTTTTTTTCTCGGCAAGGAAATAAAAAATTCTTTCTTGGCATCTTTCCAATAGGATTTCGATCTCCTGTCGTCCTAACTTATCGATTCCTGGAGACCATCTAATGCCAAACTCCCAATTATTTACCAAAAGAGTTTCCTCTTCTCTCTCGGGGCCAATAAACATATAGCCCACATGTATCTCCAAGCCCGGGTATACATTTTCAAGTTTTTTGGTAAACTCCTGTTTGTCCATATTATAAATATACCCTAAGAGACTTAAAGTATATTTATTAATGGCGACGATTTCGTCGGTGGTGGCGACGCTGATGGCGATGATGATGGCGACGGTTGTTGTATTTTCGATATCGGCGCATGTACCCGCGACGGTAGCGGCGATTATAATGTCGACCATTTCGCCAATAATTATTTCTATAATAATGGGAATAGAAGTTTTGGCGGGTGCACGTATCATAGTGAAATTCCACGTCTTCTGGAGCTTGAACTATAGAATACGCATCCTGACAATTGATCGTTTGATATGTCCAGCGTTCTGTTGTATAGTTGTAATTCCATGCTTTACAATAGGAGGTGCAATGTGATGCACTAGCGTTTGATACCCACAAAAATAACCCTGCGGTAATTATTAATTTTAAAATTTTCATCTTATTTTTCCTCATTTGTTTCGATATCGTAGAATTCTGTGGCATCTCCATCGCGTTTATCGAACCTCAAAATTACTTCTTCGTCCATGATATCTAGTACTCGCTTCCTAAAATCTTCATCCTGGATCTTTTCCTTCCACTTTGATGGTTGAAACTTAATTTCCTTGCCATTTCCCATGGCCATTGTGTACCAAGCTCCTGAAGATTTTAGATGACTGGAGCCTTTGATTGCTTCAAACCAACTCTCTTCGTCTTGAACTCCGATTTCACCACCCCACAAAATCTTAAAAGTACACTGTCTTCCTTGGGTTCCGAATCGGCTTTTCTTCAACGTTGCTTTCACTTCTGAACCCACTCTGAATCCGTGATCATCCATAATAAACGATGCTTTGGCTTTGCGGCCAGTCAACCATACTCGTAATGAGTAGGCATAGATCAATGCTTTTCCTCCCGGAGTCATATAAGGCTCGACGAGGGCTTCAGACGGTGATCGTGTAATATTTGTTTTTAATTGATTCAGGACCAAAAATGTCGACTGACTGTTGGCAATGGGAACTGTTAATTTACTCATTCCCTTGGCCAAAATACGAGCCTTTACTGCCATAGAAGATAGAGGATTAAAATCCCCCTCAACATCACTAATTGCAGGAGTCAAGGCTAGCGAGTCCCAAATAAATAACATTTGACTTTCGTTATTTACAAGTAGATCTTCAATTGTTTCCAAAACGAACTCAACTGACTGAGCTTGTACGTATAGAAGACGATCCACATCGCACCCTGCGCGCTCTAAAAATGTTGGATCGATTGCAGATTCGGAATCAAAATAAACCACGTCGATGCCCATTTTTTGAGCGTTGGCTGCAACCTGTGCTGCCATATATGATTTACCTGATGCTTCAAGACCTGCAATTTCAGATACCTTCCCCACAGGAATTCCTGCAAGGTGGCCGCGGCAGACAATCGAATCCAGCCACCTGGATCCTGTTGGGATCCACTGTTTTACTTCCGTGGGGTTGTCTTCTGTTAAATTGTGAGCCACAGAAATACCAGCTTTCTTGTTGATCATACTTCGCATATCTGCGATTGATAATTTCCCTGCTCTTACTTTTGCTTTTCTAGCCATTTTCCTCTCCTATGTGAATAAGTAAATTTGGGGCACCTGATAACCCTGTGCCCCCCTGTGGGGAGAGAGAACTAATTATTCTCCTAACAATTCCTTAAATGCTTGATCTACGACATTTGCAGAATTGTCTGATGTTGCAGCCACTGTTGCACCTTGCGAGTTTTTGGCGCTATTTGTATCAGCGCCCTCCTCCGGAGCGGCAGACAATGCCTCATCCAACATGGTCGCGACGTCTTCGGTCGTCTTTCGTTCGAACAAGGTGCTGTGATCTGGAATGTTTTGCAGAAGCTCTGCACAACGCTCATCTCCTCCTACAGCATCATTACACAACACAGAACTGCGACGTCGTGGTGTGATCTTCGTCTGCGGAAACGATGCTCCCGGTGGCTTACCGTAATTAATAGTAAGATCTGTTCCCTCTTCTACGTCTGTAATGTCTCCATATTCTGGGTTCAATACAAGATTTAAAAGAGACTCGTAAGCCATCTTCCCAAAGCCCCACATACGGACACCCTTGTCTTCTTCTCCTCGCACTAACACTGGAGAGAAGAATCGTTGCCGTGGCAAGAACTTCTTGGCCATTCGTCGGGACTCTTCTGTATTCTCATCAAACAATCTTCCTGCAAAATTACACGCAGGGCAATCGTCTCCAAAGTTCTTCTTTGGACACAAAAAGCCGGGATTTTGTCCGACTTCATAATGAAACCAGAAATCCTTAAATGGATCTCCGTCTGCTGTGGGAACAATTCGAATTGATTGCTCTCCGTCTTGTGGGCGCCAGAAATTTTCATTTCCTTTGCCACCTCTGTTGTTTAGGTTATCAAGCCTACCTTGGATTTTTGTTAAATCAATACCCATCTGTTTCTCCTTTTTAGGGTTATAGTCACAATGACTAATTTCTCATTGTGCTGTATACTACTATACCAGATTATTTAAATTTTGTCAAGCTCTTTTTTATCCAGGCTTCACATTATCACTATTTCTGTACTGGATACTACGACTGAAAGACATCGTATAAACGTAGTCTTGTTCATAATTTGTTTGAAATATGCCGTAGCTAATTTTTCCTTCGTCTTTTGGGCGAGCTTTCATTTGATCTTTGACTGTTTTCAATAGTGTTCCGTCTTCCTCTAGTCTTTTTTTATTAATACCGTAATAATACCTTGTTTCGTATGCTTTGTCAAGAGGAAAAAATAATCTTTGATTGAACTCTTTCATATTCACAAAACCAAACGTTGCGATTCTAGAAGTTTCGTTCTGTTCGTGAAAGGTATCAGAGATAGAATCGATGTGGTTATAAACGTTAATCATATGTAGGGTTGAACATATCATTGAATTAATCTTTTGGTAATATTCTGAAATTATAACATCACCGACGCACTCTTCTACTTTTGGATTGCTAACCATATAGATTCTTTTAAAAGCTCCGGATCTAGCATACTCTTGAAGAATATAATACGTTGACTTTTCCTGGGCCTTTTTCGTCATTGGAAGCAACTCTAAATCAGGCTCTATATACAAAATATTAATTTTGCACTTCTTGATGCTCTCCAATATTCTTAGCGCTGCGCCTGCAACGTTCCCGGCACCAGACACAATGAAAAGTACTTCTCCGCCCACTTCTTTAAAAAAGTTTTTCATGTTTGAACACTTTGATTCATATCTTTCTGGGCCGTCTTGCCATGGCAGATTATAAATGCCGTTTTTCTTTAGGCCTTTGAGGCCTTCATCAATCTTATATATTCTATATTGTTTATATTTGGCAAATTCATCTGCTATAGCACAGCCGGCTTTTCCTAATCCAATAATTGTGTCCATTTTAATCCTCTACATACTCCAATATAACTCGATCTAAAAAGGAGCCTTTTTCAGAAATCTTCTTTAAGATCTGGCGCTGGAGATCTTCAACTGAATAATCGAAGGCTTCCAATATGGCGCCGAAAACTTCAGCAACGTCTCCGATCTCTTCCAAAGATGGTTCCTTCAGAAATTCACCAGCTTCCTCTAACAATTTCTCTTTCAGTTTCTGTCTGTATTCTTCTTCGGAAGCAGTATGTACAGCGTAGCTTTTTCCTTCAGACAACATAATCTCTGGGATTTTGTCTCTTATTAGTTTATTATAAACTTTCATAAATTAATCTCCATCATTTTTTCGTAATTTTGGCCAGCATGAGTGTTGACTTTGAATACGCCAAGCTCGGTATCTGCAAATTCTTCTACCAAGTCTTTTAAGATGCTTTTATCTTCCACGGAAAAATCAATAACAATACTATCATGAACACAAAATGCAATTTTGGATTTTTTGTTCTTAAGCAGTTTATGAATTTTTATCATCTGTCTCAAAATTAAGTCTGCACATGTGCTCTGGATTATATAGTTTAGTGCATGATGTTCATCCGATGGAATCTTACGTCCAAACACAGTGTTGACGATTTTTCCATCCCAATGATTCTTTTTTATCAGTTTCTTGTCATAAGCCCTCAAAAGAATGTCTTCGTTCTCGTGCTTCTTGCTGTTATAGAGCCAGGAAAAGACCTCTTTCTTAACTTCGTCGCGATTCGCCACGTCCAAAACCTTACAGTTCCATTCGTGAATGTCTCCTGATGGCTGATCGTGTCCGGTCAAAGCCATCATAGTTCTAAGCTCTGCTCCGTTAAAATCAAGCTCCACAAACCAATCGTTGTTTGGTTTTAATATAGATCGACAATATTTTGGTAAAGTCAGTACTGGGAACGTGTTCTTTTTAGTTGTTAATCTTCCTGTTTTTGTGCCAAATATATCATATCTAATATAAGGCTCTGTTTTCTTTAGTTTTTTATACCACTGTCTTCCTTTATAATTAACAGCGTGTTTCTGCAACTCTAAAAAATCAAACTTAAGTTTTTGGTACGAAATGTCATTAATAACCTTAGAAAGCTCAACTAGAAAATCATAGTTTTGTGGCCTTTCGTTGTTGTCAATAATATATTTCGTGATCTTATTTTTAACTTCGCAAAGTTCTAAAAGAAACCTATCTGGAACTAATTCATATAAACAGTTGTCATTAAGATTTATTTTTGCCGTGTTAAGTGACTTTCGAAATGCATTGAACTTCTTGTTTACGCGCTCCCATTCAGAAACATATCTTTCGGGAACAA